ACATTGATACATAATCACCAAGTTGAAGACTTCCATAAAGTTCTTTCGGTACTTTGTTATTTCCTCCTGACTTCGTAGGGTCCACTTCAAATAGTACATCACCACCACGTTGCTCTATGTAACTCTTATTAAACCAAGAATCCTCTGACGAGATACTACCACCATCAGGCGTAGCATACATTCCTTCTCCTGTTACACCTCTTCGTACAGCAGCAGCCTTACCAGCACAACCTTTAAACCTGTCACACTTGAGGTCTGCACGTTTGTTCTTAACAAGAGGAAGTCTCTCATTCACAGGAGCAAGAGTTTTATTGTATTCTGCAAAAGCAGCTTTGGTATTTTTTCCGAGAGCACCGTCTGCCTGAATATCAAATCCTTTATTTTGTAGAAATCTCTGTACACTCTCATCACCAGACTGTAGATCAGCTCTTTCAGAATACGCTTGACCTAGACCATCTGATTGAATTTCTTCCTCGACAGGTAAAGCAGTCTCTTGACCTTTATTACCTAAGTGAACACCAACATCACTAACTATGTGAGTACCATCTTGGGGGGCGACTTGAGGGGTAGCTTGGGGGGTAGCTTGATGAACAACTTTAGGAGTTGGGTCTTGTTTAATCCTTGGGGACGTATGATCTCTAGACTACGTTCAGCTTGTTGAGAAGGGTTTATATCAGGCATAATACTTTCTATTAGATTGAGTTTTACTACGTATCTGTAAAAATAATCAATCTAGCAATAGCATCCAACTGTTTGATACAAAACTTTCTAACACTATATATTAGCTTGTGTAATAGAAGTCACTATATCATGAAGTATAAATCTCTTAGATACGATAGTGTTGTCCCAAGAAAACTTAGCAAAGAGGTGTGAGTCACGGAATCTGGCATCTCTCTGTGCAGTCACTCTGTCATTCTGCTTCAGGGTTGTTACACCATCAGGTTTATAGAGTGCTCTAGGAATCTGAGTTCTCCACTTTCTTGATCTACGTCTAACGTTTGTAGGAACCGTAAGTGTCACAACACCACTATGTTGATAGTCATTCCAAAGTGTGATCTCCTTGATTGTTTCGTATGGAGCATCACTTCCATCTGAATCTAAAGTCACCTCTGTATACCAGTTGAAGTTGTTATAGATCGAAGTATCAGTCTCACTCGGATTGATTAAAATTGTTATATCGCTATCAACGAACACTGAGTCTAACCATCCTCTATATGAAGCAAAGTCATTTGCTCTACGCATAACCGTTCTATCGTTCGTTGTGAGAACCTGATCAAAGTAATTGACTGCTACTCGTGCAGTCACACCGTAGAACGCAGTATACGACTTCATAAGTTCATTGTACATTAGAGTCCAAGTATCTTCATTATCAGATAGATACACTTCTTTCCACTCAGGATCATACCACATTAGCATGTCGTCTATGTTCTTAATGTTAGCTCTGAACCATGAGTCCATACCTTTCATCATAGAGATTTCTTCTGGTCCTCCTGTGTAGTTGAACATTGACTTGTTAAGGAAGTCGACCCAAGTTAACCCATTGGGGGTTAGGGTAATATGCTCTCTACGACTTGCTCCCATGTCTGTCTTAGAATAGTCGAATCGGTCAAGTACACCTGCTGTACCAAGTACCAACTGAGACACACTAGTACTTTCAAACAATGCACGTTCATTCACGGACAGAACTCCAAAGGCAGTCGGCTGGAAGAACAGGATCATGTCGTTTACTTTAATCAATCCTCTGATCGGTCCATACTGAGCGTCGACATCAATGAGTGAGTTCACTCCATAACGTAACCAGCTATCTGCTAGTTCGTTGTTAGTTTTGACGTTAGATGCATAGGTACGAGTATCGAATATAGTCTGCTCACTCCAATCAAATGGTTTCGAAAGGAATAGTTTTGCATCGTTCTCCTTGCTGTATACAGTGTTGTAGAAATATAGATCAGTGATCTGAGTGTACTCGTGACAGCTCACACATGATCCGTCTGACCAGATACCTGCTGAGTCGTGAATAAGTTGAACACCTGTCTCATTGAAAACACGGAAGAATGAATCATCCTGTCTCAGTCCCATATTAATACTTGTTTCAACAGGGAAGTATATCACTTCCGGAATAGGTTCAGGTGCTTCATAGTCTTCACAATCAGCACACAGATATTCGTCTTCCCATGAGTTGTATAGATAATCAAACATCCCAATAAAAGTATCTCCACCATAAGTAGTTACTACAGAGGTTCCTTCGTCAACTATCTCAGATGCAGCAACATAAATATTTCTTCTTCTAGCTGACCATGTGTTACCACCGTACTGAGTATTAAATATACCTCTTCTATAGTTCACTAGAGTCCTAGCATCATAAGCGGTATTCGCTACTCTCCAATCACTATTGTCAGCATTAAATATAAAACTGATTCCTTTATCAGTATGTTGAACTGGATTATTAGTTTGGTATATGAATGTACCTATCCCAGCTTCTAACTGATCCTGTCTCATTATAAATCCTTCAAGGATGTCAGTTTTAGATTCATTATCATGTTCATCACCCGGACTCGATCCCGGCTCTGGAAGTTGAGGGTTGTCTAAAGCAGTAAGGTTCTGATACTTGTACACATACGGTTTAGCAGTTATGTTTTTACTTGTACCTAATTCGGCAGCAGGAGTGTCTGTAAATAATCCTACTTCTTGAAGTCTGTCGTTAGCTTGTCGTGTAAGATTCTTATTGAAAGCAACTTCAGGAGAGTGGAAACTGTACATGTCTGCTGTCCAACCTGCTGCTAAGTCTAACTTAGTGTGATACATATATGAATCAAGATCGTCCATAGGACCGATCATTCCTTGGGCTACTACAGTTCTATCTGTAGCACCACGTAGCACTCTTACTATTTGATAACTTTCAACACCACTAGGTAAATCACCTCCTAAATTAAATTTTAAATATAAGATGTTTGCATATATTCCGTCATTAACATCTTTATAAGAAGTTGAGAAATCATAAAACTCTTGTCCTGCTGGTGTATACTCAGTTACATTACTTTGTGACATCTCACCTGATACAGTACCCGGAATAAGACTTATTGCATAAGCTCCCGGTTCTAAATTAAATACAATATCAAAGTGATCACCATTGAGACCAACAGTAGTTGCAATAGATGAATCATCAGCGATTTTATTATAAAGAGCTGCTGCTATAGTTTCTTTAGTCTCTCCTGTTCCTACGGTTACAGTATGTTGTTCACCCCCAAAAGAAACTCTATACCATCCTGATTCATCCGTCTCATGTGAAACCATTGTAATCGTATCTTGTTGATACGTACTTGCTAGATCAGTTTCAGCATAGGTAATTTCATTTGATAGAGTACTAATAGATGGCATACGAATGTCTGCAATCCATTTTACAAAAGAACTACGTCCTCTGTTATCATAAAATACAACACCAAAGCGATAGATTTCATCTCGATGATAACCCATGAAATTAGATGCTTGAAAAGGACTTGAATAATCATGGAATGAAGGATTTGCTATTGTCCCTTCTACTTCAACATATATACGTCTTTGATCAGTATTCTTATCAATTAGTATTTGTTTTAGACCAAATTCATAGTTTACATTAGCTCCTATTCCTCCAAGAGTTTCACCATCAGAATGATACATGAATCTGTAATCGTGATTACCATCGTTGTCAATATCATTAAATTGATTTATACTATCTGCCTCTTCTGGAATACTAAAGGCTGTTCCGTAACCTGTTGCATCATAGTCAGTATAACTATCGTCATACACACCACTAGAATTATAACGTTCCCAATCCCCTTCATTTGCGGAACCAGTTGCTCCTGCTCTTGTTACACCCGCAGCATATACCTTGAAGTAAGAACTATCCTCTTGATACAAATAAGAAGTTTGTCTTCTAGTTGTCTCAGCATTATAATTTGCTTCAGTAGGTGTAGCTGATTCTCCACCAAAACGATATGCTCTAGCATCAAACTCTACATCCCATGATTCTTCTATGATGTTTGCAGGAAACAACATATTATCTTTCGTCTCAAGATCATACGGGATGAACAGGAATGTTCCTAACGTTCGTATGTCCTCAAGAATATACGTTCCTAATGTAGTTCCTGTGTCAGTAAATATAAAAGTCTCACCAGAAGAACTGATTTCTCTTTCCTCTACTATTCGAATACTCGGTTCACCTTGTAGTAGAGCGTAATGAATCGCAACGATCCTTACCCTATTATAACCTGTTGTAGGAATTTCAATTTCACATTGTATAGCTTTACCTGTATTGATCTCAAGATTTGATCCTTTGTAGTATTCAGTGGTAGATGCTTCTTCTGAATAATTAGTAAGGTTAATTAGATTACTTGTAGGACTGAACACCGTCTCTGCTCCGTGTAGGCTATATAGCTGGTAAACGTATTGAACCTTACCTGCTGGGAGGTTTCCTCCTACAATGGCTTTAAAAGATGGTTGAGTTAACTCAATGTCACCAATAACTTCAAGTTTATCAAGAGATAGATTTTCAAGATCATTAGTCTCAGCATTATAAATAATGTTTAGGTGTCTCAGTCTATTATAAGCATCTACCCAATATACTTTTTGAACATCGTTATTCTCATAGCGTCCAATACCTTTAACCGGATATGATACACCCATTGTCATAAAACCAGTATAGACCTGATTACCACCGTTCCAATACTTTGTCGAATCTAAAGTAATAGTGTTAGTACCAGTTAACGCATTAAGATCAGCAATGTCAATAGCCCATACCGAGCCAATAGAGAACGTAGCAGGAGTACCTTCGTTACTACTACTAGTTGTCCACAAGATTACCTTATCTCGCAGTACACAACCTCCTATGATATAATGAGTACCTGTAGAATCAATTCTTATTAAGTTACCCTTTACGTTTTCAATGGCTCCACTACTGAGACCATTCTGAGTAATAATACGAATATTGTTAGCATCAAAGTAATGAGCATTGTCATACTTATTCTTTGATGAATCTTTATCCATTCCTGCTGTAAATGCGTTCTTTACTTGTGCCATTATCTACCTGAGTTGTTATGTAAGATTAGTCTCTCTTTCTCTGCTGAGTATATGAATGATGTATCGTGAAGGTCCGGATGAATCCTCAGTCTGAGGTATCTGTTCTTCATACCTTCCATCTCGTCGATGGATGGAGTGATAGCCCTTGTCTGAGC